GCCCCTACGGGCACAAATGATGTAGTAAGAGTTGTTGGATATGCAGTTGATGCAAATACAATTTTCTTTAACCCTGATGGAACTTATATAACATTATCATAAAATATGCCAAATATAACAGCAACAAGATATGCCAGAGCAGTAGGTACTTTAAGCCAAGTCTTTTCAACAGCTAGAGAATCTGACTCAACTAGTCATTTTGACTCTTCTACTTCATCTAATATTGAAGTATATCAATTTTTTAGAGATACAGGAAAGGGAGCTACTAATTGGAGAATGTATAGATTTTTTGCAGTATTTGATTTTAGTAGTTACAGTGGACAAACAATATCTAATTTAGTTTTTAACTATAGATCTACTACATCAACAAATTGTGGTACATGTAGAATTATGGTTTTACAATTTGATGGAATGGGGAGTGGCCCAGGGTTTTCTGCTTATGATGATTCTGAATTTTTTGACGATATCGATTATAGTACGACATATACAGGTACAGGTGGTTCTGCAGCAACTTGGACTGATGCTAATTCAGATGCAACAATTACTTTAAATGCAACAGCTCAAACAGCAGCTTCATCTGGTGAATTAAAACTTGCTATTGTGCAGTATGATAATGACTATTCAGATGATGGTGGAGTTTTTGATGGTTATCAAAGAGGTTATATGAACTTTAGTGTAATGAGCTCAGGTTTTACCCCTTATATGTCTTTTGATGCTGTAGCTGCTGGTTATGGTAATGATATAGTTGGTGTAGATTCTTCTAATATATCCCAAGTAAATGATGTTGCTACTGCAGACATATCAACAGTTTGTGGTGTATAATATTTATAATAAATAAAAAAAAATGAATTTTAAATTTGAAATTAAGAACTTAAAAAGAGATAAATCAACTGGTATGGTTCATTCTGTTAATTATTATTATGGAGCTGAACATTCTGGTTCATCACATTCTGGTGGGAGAACATACATCGCACAAAATCAATATATTCATACATTGACAACTGGTTCTGTTAGTGATGCAGATTTTATTCAATATGAGGATTTAAATGAAGGTATTGTTTTAAGTTGGATTACTGGAAGTTTAGATACTGGTTTATTGCAAAGAGAATTATCTTCTTCAATAGCAATTAAAGAGGCTTCAAAAATGTTATCAACAAATATTGAAGGAAAACCTTGGTAAATAGTTAGGAATATTTAATATTTTATTGTATATTAGTTACATAAATAAGTTATAAAGAATATGGGAAAACCTAAAATATATGCACATAGTTGCTATATAGGCCATACAGGTTATAATAACCACACTCGAGATTTCTTTAGGGAATTATCTAAATCTTTTGAAATTAAAGTAAGAAACTTCACAGTACCTACTTATTGGAATGGTTATAACCCAGAACCTTTTGATAATGAAGACTATTTAACTAATCATGATAAAAAACTTTTAGTTTCTCAAGCTTTATTTGGTAAAGAACAATTTCTAGTAGATAGAGATTTATATCCTAATCATCCTAATAACTTTGAACATAATATTAATTTAGTATTAGCTGAATGTAATCATCACTTCTTTTATCAAAATTATGATGGTCCAAAAATTGGTTATACAGTTTGGGAAACCACTAGACTACCAGAACAGTTTTTTAATAGTTTAAAAGGATACGACCAAATTTGGGTAGCATCTGAATGGCAAAAAGAATGTACTATAGAACAAGGTATGGATAAAAATAAGGTAAAAGTAGTACCTGAAGCTGTTGATGGTAATACTTTTTATCCTAATAAAAAAGCTACTCTTCCTGAATATGATGATAATAGATTTAAATTTGTTTTATTTGGTAGATGGGATTATAGAAAATCAACAAAAGAAATTATAGAAGCATTTTTAGATGAATTTGATAAAGATGAACCTATTGATTTAGTATTATCTATCGATAATGTATTTGCTAGAGATAAATTCGAAACAACTGAAGAAAGATTAAAACATTATAAATTAGTTGATCCTAGATTAAAAATTAAACATTTCCCAACAAGAGAAGAATATATAAAATATTTACAAAAAGGTCATGTATTTTTATCTTGTGCTAGATCTGAAGGATGGAATTTGCCATTAATAGAAGCTATGGCTTGTGGAACTCCTTCTATATATTCTAACTGTAGTGCTCAACTTGAATTTGCTAAAGGAAAAGGACTACCAGTTAAAATAAAAGGAACTATACCTGCATTAGGTGGAGAATATTCTACTTACTCTCAATCAGATTTACCTGGTGAATTCTATCAACCTGATTATGAAGATTTAAAAAAAGTAATGAGGAATGCATATGAAAATTATGATAAACATAAAAAGAAAGCATTAATTGAATCCGAAGAGATTAGAAATAAATTTACGTGGAAAAATGCAGCAAAAATAGCAAATAAAGAAATAACTAAATTATATAACAATTTACCACCTAATGAAATTAAAATCACATTTAACTCAGGCCCTAAAGTAGAAATTTTAGGTTCTAAAAAACAAGAATATTTTATTGAATTTATTAATGGAGAAAATAATAAAGTAATTCATTCTTCAAACATAAAAAATAATATGTGGACTCAATGTAATAAAACATATTATATTCCTTGGGTAATAAAAATAAATGGGGAAGTAGCACATACTTTTAATTTAAAAGATAAAACTGTAAAAATATCATTTGATTCAAATTCATTAGGAGATACGTTAGCTTGGGCTCCACAAGCAGTTGAATTTCAAAAGAAGCATAATTGTAAAGTAATAGTTTCAACATTCCATAATAGTTGGTTTGAAAAACAAGAAGAATATAAAAATTTAACTTTTATAGAACCAAATAAAGGGTGTGAATGTTATGTCCAATATAAAATAGGTTGGTTTAGAAGTAAAAATGGTGATTTTAAAAATAGTAAAGATCATCCAAATCAAGTTAATACAATACCTTTAATACAAGCAGCAACAGATATTTTAGGTCTTCCTTATAAAGAAATTAATTATGGTGTTTATTTTAAACCTAAAAAAAGACCTATAAAACAAAAATATATTTGCATTGGACCTCAAGCAACTTCTGGTTGTAAAGAATGGCCTCATGATAGATGGAGAGAATTAGCAAAAAAATTCAAAATTAAAGGATATAAAGTAGTAAGTTTAAGCTTAAAAGGGTTTAGTGGGCCTAATATTATAAGTAAAAGTAATTTACCTTGGGACGAATTATTCAATTATCTTCACCACGCAGAATTATTTATAGGATTAGGATCAGGTTTATCTTGGATTAATTGGGCATTAAATAAACATACATTAATGCTTAATGGGTTTTCAACACCAGAACATGAATTTGTAAATAATATAACTAGAGTTCAAAACTTTAATGTTTGTAATGGTTGCTGGACAAAACCAGAATCTGTTTTTGATGCTGGAGATTGGGACTGGTGTCCTATTAAAAAAGGAACTGATGAACAACATATTTGCCAAAAATCTATTACAGTAGATCAAGTATTAAATAAATCCTTTAAATTTTTAACCCCAACAAATAAAGATAATTTTATTTGGATCACAGGTGGAGATAAACATTACTTATCTATGATAGAAGTATTAGCAAAAAGTTTATTAAGATATTCAAAATACAAATTAATAGTTTATGGGTTTAATTGCGATTCAGAAATTGATTTACCTAATGTTATTAATAAAAGAGTAGATTTTAAACGTAAAACAGATATAGTATGGAAAGGGGAACAAGATTTAATTAATAAAGATTTTTCTATGTATTATGCTAAATATTTAGCTAGTATTGATTCTGTAAGTGAAGGTTATGATTATTATGCTTGGTTAGATGGAGATGCTTTTGTTACTGAACATATAGATAAATCATTAAAGTATTTAAATTTAGTACAAGATTATCCTTTATTTATGAGATATTATCATGAGGATATAAAACAATGGAGAAATTATAGTGGTATTGAATTACACGGTAGATATGGAACAGAAATCTGCAGTTATAAAAACATAAAAAGAAATCCTAATAATAGAATTATAGCTACTGGTTTTTATTTTTATGATATAAATTGTATACCTTTCTTCGATGAATGTATGGAAATATATAAAGAGTTATATAATGCTCACTTAACTGTTTTTGTAGATGATAATGCTATATCTGAAGAAAGAATAGCCAATTATATAATGTGGAGAGATAATAATAATTCATATTTACCAGTAACTTGGGATAATTATTATAGTAGTGAAGAAGAAATAAAAGTTCCTAATAAATTTACAAAAGAAGGTTTTGATGTAATGTATGACGAAACCTCTCTTACTCCTTACTTTTTTCATGGTCCCGATCCATCAGTTAAGGAAAAAAATGCCGATGTATTAAATCATGCCTTTAATGAATATAATTTAAAAAAATTAATGGTTATAGCTCATCCTGATGATGAGTTAATTTTTGGTGGAGCAGAATTAATAAATTATGGCCATGAATACAAAATCGTATGTATTACAAACCCAGATGATGAAAATAGAGTAAAAGAATTTATGGAAATAATGGGTGAATTAAATGTTGGGTCTTGGGAAATCCTAGACTATAAAGACACCCTTTATCCAGATGGCCAAACTTTAAATCTTACTAGATATTTTAAAGATAAAAAATGGGAAAAAGTAGTAACCCATAACCCTATAGGAGAATATGGACACCCTCAACATAAATTAATATTTGACACAGTCAAATCCTTAACAGATGATTTTTATGTTTTTGGGAAATCTGATAAAAAATTAGATAATTTAATTTTACATAGAAAAAAACAATTATTAGATACATATCAAATAGAAAAAGATATTATTAGTCATATTTTAACTAATAATGGTAGTTGGTTCAAAAGCAATAATAATACTAATTATATAGAATATGAATGTATAGAAAAATATGACCCTAAAAAAGATAAAACAAAATATATAGCTTGTTATGACAAATAAACGTTGTTTTTTAGTAACTGCTTATTGTAATACTTCTGAAAAAAAAGAAGCATTAAAAAATACTATTATTAATATTAAGAAATATAATATTGATATTATTTTATTTTCACATTACCCAATTGATAAAGATATACACTTACTAGTAGATTATTCAATATATGATTATAGTAATCCCATATCTAATGTTAAGGATAAATCAATGATAAATTGGAAAAAATTAAATAAATTTAGAGACAAAACAATCCCATTTAAACTAAATACACTATCAGTCGATTATGGTTATGCAGCAGCTCAACAATTTAAAAGAGGATTATTATTTGCTAATAGAATGGAATATGATGAAGTTATTGTTTTAAATTATGATCTTGAAGTTACTGATAAAATGTTAAATGATTTTAATGAAAATTTTAGTAAATATGATAATATAATATTAAAATATGGTAATGATGATGCTAGTATGTATATGGCTTGGTTTGCTTTAAAATTAAAACCATATTTAAAAAATATTGAATCAATTAATTATATTGATTATATTAAAACTGAAGTAATAGTTGAAAATTATTTATTTCAAAAATTTAACTCTATTAATAGTTTAATAATACCTAGAAAAGAATGGGAAGGGGAAAACCCAAATAATCCTAACATAAAAACTAGTATTGTAATGGAAGGAGATATTTGGGCTAAATATAATACAAACGAATTTAAATGGTTTATAGGACAAGAAAAAATATGGTTTGATAATGACCCAGAAGTAAGAGGAACAGATAAAGTTATTTTATTTTTTTGGGACATATTAAAAGATTTAGATGTAAAAATATTTATTAATGATAAATTAGTACATAAATCTTATGCTTATAAAAAATTAGATTATCAATTAATTTATATGCCTATTTTATATGATGAATTAAATAAACCATCTTTAAGATTAAAAATTTTCGTAAATGACTGGGAAATACCAGAAGAATTAATTAAATTGAGTGTTAACTCTGCAATAGAAATAGCTTATGCCGACCAATAACCTAGTAATAATTACTTGTCATTGTAATAATGAAGAAAAAGAAAAATTATTACATAAAAATATAGATGAAATTAAAAGTCATGGTTTTGACATTTTAGTTGTATCTCATCTACCAATATCAGTTGAAATACAAAATAAAGTAGAGTATACAATTTTTGATAAAAGTAATCCAATTTTAAATTATCCCTATAGAGGTATAGCTTTTTGGAAAACATTTACTCATAAAAAAAGACCTATTAAAATACAAAATGTTCTTGATGATTATGGTTGGACTGCTTTTAATCAAATTTTTATAGCAGCAAATTTTTCATTACCTCTTCAAAAATATGAAGAAGAACCAACTCAAGGAAGAAGATGGGCTACTTATGATAGTTCATTTAAATACGATTATTTTAGTTTTATAAATTATGATATAGAATTAACTAAAAATATAATTGGTGATCTAAAAAACCCTTTACCTATCTTAACATCAAGAGTTGAAGATAAATATAATGATATGGGATATAGATTTCCTAGTTTTATGTTAAATATTTTTGATAGAAAACATTTAGAAAAATTAATATCTTTATTTGATAAACAATTTTATATGCAAGATACCCATCCTCATATTAAAGATAATAAATTTACAGATGCTGAACATTATCTTAAATATTTAATATCTATTTTTGATTATGTAGTACACCCTGATGATATTAGAGATTTAATGTTGTTTGAAGATACTACTCTTTTTAATAAAAGTGGTAATGAAGACTTTAAATTATTTATACAAAATAATAATACATTTAAAAAATTAAAATCAAATTCTTGGATACCTAGATTATTTGTTTATGATGTTAAAATAAAATTAAATATTAAAGTAAATGATAAAAATTATATATTAAAAAAAGATGAAAGTATTATTTTAGATTTACCTAAAATAGAAAAATTAGGAATTAAATATGGAGATAGATACTTAGATCTATTAGATGAATATAAATCATCTGATTACTCATTTATAAATTATTTAGATGAAAAATAGAAAAAGTTGTGCCTCGTGTAGTGGAAGAAAGTTTGATGTAATATATGACTTTGGTAAAATACCTTTAGCTGGTAGTTTTCCTAAAGAAAATAAAAATATAGAATATTTCCCTTTAAAAATAATAAAATGTAAAAAATGTGGGTTAGTTCAAACTAATACATTAATCCCTCCCGAAGTTTTATTTAAAGATTATAGATATATTTCATCTGTAGGAATGCAAAAACATTTTAATAGTTTTGCTGATTGGTTAATTAGGACTCAAAAATTAACAGCAATGAGTAATGTATTAGAATTTGGGTGTAATGATGGTCCTCTACTTGAAGCATTAAAATATAGAGGAATACATAATACTTTAGGTGTTGATCCTGCTACTAATATTGTAGAATTAGGAAGAAAAAAATCTTTAAATATTTTAAATGATTTCTTTGACTATAATCTAGCTAGAAATAAAGAATGGGAAAATAAATTTGATCTAATTTTAGCAAGTAACACTTTTGCCCATATAGAAAACATAAACTCAGTAGTTAAAGGAGTTCATTATTCATTAAAACCAAAAGGTAGATTTATATTTGAAGTACAATATTTAGTAGATTTAGTTGATAAATTCCAATTTGATTTTATGTATCATGAACATTTATTTTATTATACTGTTACTAGTTTAAAAACTTTACTTTCTAAACATAATCTTAAAATAATAAATGTTGAAAGTGTTCCAATACATAGTGGATCTATTAGAGTTATAGCAACAAAAGATACATCTGAATTTAAAGAAGAAGTAGTAGATGGATTTATGGAAGTAGAAAAAGATTATAATGATTTAAGTAAATTTAAAAATTCAATAGCTAAATCCTTAAATAATTTAAAAACATTTTTAGATAATAATAAAGATAAAAAAATAATAGGTTATGGTGCTTCTGGTAGGGCTAATGTAGTTGTAGGTACCCTAGATTTAGATGAATCTTATATTAACTATATCATAGATGAATCACCAGAAAGATATAATAGGTTGACTTCCAATGGAAAAATTCGTATATTACCTCCATCTGAAATAGGTGAAGCGGACTATATTTTAATTTTTGCTTGGAATTTTTCTGATATGATAATAGAAAAAACTAAACATTTAAAAATCCCTTATATTATCCCCTTCCCAGAATTAAAAGTTATTAATCCATGAATGGAGAAAAAATATTCATAACTGGTGGTGCTGGTTATTTAGGTTCTAATTTAGTTGCTCGTTATTACGATAATAATGAAATAACTGTATATTCTAGAGATGAAGCTAAACATTATTACCTTAAAAAAAGATTTCCAAATATTAACTGTGTTATAGGAGATGTTCGTAATTTTGATTTATTAAAAAGATCTTCTAAAGGACATACAATTGGTATATTTGCTGCATCATTAAAACAGATAGAAGCTGTAGATCAGAATGTTGAAGAAGGAGTTAAAGTATTAATAAATGGATCTATTAATTCAAGAAGAGCAGCAGAAGAAAATAACTTTAAATCAGCATGTTTCATTTCATCAGATAAATCTCGATCAGCAACTACATTGTATGGATCAATGAAATTTATTGCAGGAGAATCTTTTATAGTAAACGCAGAAAAATCTAATGTACAACTTTCATCTGCTATTTATGGTAATGTTTTAAATTCAACAGGTAGTATCATTCCTTTAATTTGGGATGCTATAAATAAAAACTATACACTTACCCTATACTCTGAAGAAATGACACGATTTATGATTGATATCGAAGATGCAATGGATTTAATAGAAGAAGGGTTAAAAGTTAGTGGATTTAATATAATACCAAATTTAAGATCATTTAATGTAAAAGATTTATTTGAAATATATAATGAAAAATTTGGATTAAAATATAAAATAGGCGAACCTAGAATATCAGAAAAAATACATGAAATAATGATATCAAAAGAAGAAGCACCTAGAACATTTTATAATAAAGAAAATGATGTATTTTATATGCATTATAAAAATATAGCAGAAGATTCTATACAAAATGAATTTTCTAGCTATGAGACAACAGTGAGTAAAACTGAATTAATCAAAATTTTAACTCACTATAATTTTTTTAAAGTTTAATTAATATTTATAATAGTAGTAATCATGAGTAAAACAATTAAGTTATCAAAAGAAGAAGTAGCAAAACTTAAAGAATATCAAGAAAAAAACAAAAACATAACTCTTAATTTGGGTTCTGTTGATATTCAAAGAGCTATTTTAGAAGGACAACGAAACAGCATTCTTGATAAACTAGCAGATTTACAAGAAGAATCTAACAAAACTGCTAAAGAATTACAGAAAAAATACGGTGATGGAAACATTAACCTAGAAACTGGAGAAATTACTTTAGTAGAATAGTTTTTTGAAAAGGTTTTTAATATTTATAATAAAATAATATTAAATAACATAATAAAATGGCAGAAACATTAATATCTCCTGGAGTATTAGCAAGAGAAAATGATCAATCCTTTGTTACATCTCAACCTGTAGCTAGAGGCGCATCAATAATTGGACCAACAGTATTAGGACCGATTGAAAGACCAACATACGTTAGTTCGTTTAGTTCCTTCCAAGCAATTTTTGGTGGCGCACTTAAAAGTGGATCAGGTCAATACACTTACTTAACTTCTATAGCGGCAAACCAATATTTCCAAAATGGTGGTGAATCATTATTAGTAACACGTGTAGTATCAGCTTCATCAACTTGGGCTTCTGCTACAAGTTCATTAATGCCAACAGGATCAGGTGGTCCTACTTCTGGTTTAGCTCCTTTTGTATTAGAAACTATTTCACAAGGTGAAATAATGAATACAACAGGGTCTATGGCTTCTGGAGCACCAGCAGACGGAACAAATGGACAACTACTAAGTGGTTCAGCTAATAACGTTAGATGGGAAATAGCGGCAACTAATACATCTTCAGGTGTGTTTTCATTATTAATTAGAAGAGGTAATGATACACAAAATCAAAAAGTAGTATTAGAACAATATAACAATATTTCATTAGACCCATTTGCTTCAAATTATATTGAAAGAGCAGTTGGGAACATGAATACAACTGTAATAACAGAAGGATCAGATACATTTATCCAAGAATCAGGATCATTCCCTAATGTTTCTAATTATGTTAGAGTAAAACAAGTAAATTATGCAACTCCAAATTATTTCAATAATGATGGATCCGCAAAAGATGAATACACAGGATCATTACCTATAGCAGGTTCTGGTAGTTATGGAGGATCATTTGGAAATGGAGCTGGTTCAAATATATCTACAAAAGGTCCAAATTTATTCTATGAATTAATAGATGGAACAAGTGGTGCAGCAAATACACAAGGTTTAATATCAGATGATTATACAACTGCAATTGCTTTAATGGCAAATGTAGATGATTATCAATATAATGTTATTTCAGTACCAGGATTAACTAACCAAATTACTTCAACACCAATAACATCAATAGTAAATAATACAATTGCTAGAGGTGATAGTATTGCTGTAATAGATTTAGTTAGATATAACCAAATGATAGCAACAGTAGTAAGTCAAGCATCAGGATTTGATTCAAGTTATGCAGCTACTTACTGGCCTTGGGTTCAAACAATAGACCCAAATACAGGACAAATGGTTTTTGTTCCACCTTCAACATTTATCCCTGGAGTATATGCCTTTACTGATGCATCATCAGATCCATGGTTTGCACCAGCAGGTATTACTAGAGGAGGAATGGGACAAGTTGTAAAAGCTGAAAGAAAATTAACTTCTACTAATAGAGATACTTTATATGAAGCAAATGTTAACCCAATAGCCACATTCCCAGGACAAGGAGTAGTAGTATTTGGTCAGAAAACATTACAAAAAGCTGCTTCAGCATTAGATAGAGTAAATGTTAGAAGATTGTTAATAACACTTAAAGATTATATTTCACAGATTTCTGATAACTTAGTATTTGAACAAAATACAATAGCAACAAGACAGAATTTCTTAACACAAGTAAACCCTTATTTAGAAAGTGTTCAGCAAAGACAAGGATTGTATGCATTTAAAGTAGTAATGGATGAAAGTAATAACACACCAGATGTTATAGATAGAAATGAGTTAATTGGACAAATTTTCTTACAACCAACTAAAACAGCTGAATTTATTATATTAGATTTCAATGTATTACCAACTGGAGCAACATTCCCAGCATAAAAATTAAAAAGATAAATATTTATAATAAAATAAGAAAATAAAATGGCAGTATTAAACCCAAACGAAATATTTTTCACAGCTTTTGAGCCAAAACAAGCAAATAGATTTATACTATTTGTTGATGGATTCCCTTCTTATATAATGAAAGGAGTAGGGGCTGTTTCACTAACACAAGGTTCAGTACCTTTAAATCATATTAATGTACAAAGATATGTAAAAGGAAAAACAGTATGGAACACAATTTCCTTTACTTTATTTGATCCTGTAACTCCATCTGGTGCTCAAGCCGTTATGGAATGGGTCCGTTTACATCATGAATCTGTAACAGGTCGTGATGGATATAGTGACTTCTATAAAAAAGACCTTACAGTTAATGTATTAGGTCCTGTAGGTGACATCGTATCAGAATGGATTATTAAAGGAGCAATGATTACTGAAGCTAGTTTTGGTGATTATAATTGGGATACTGAAAGTACTGCTGTAGAATTAACAATGACAGTTCAACCAGATTATTGTGTATTGAACTTCTAAGATTTTTACCCACCCCTTGATAAAATTAGCTTGACTTTGGTCAAGCTTTTTTTTTCTTTTTCCGCGAAAAAATTTGGTTACCTGGGATAGGGTTCGTATATTTACATCGTAAATAATAAAAAAATAAAGGTTATGTCAAACACAGTAAAAATTAAAAGAGGTCGTCCAAGCCAAAAAATTGGTAAAATTGTTAAAAGATTTAAACCATCAACTATGTTGATGGATGATTTTAAATTTGATCCCCAATTATTTGTTCCAATGAAAACTGGAACTAAAATTGATAAATTACTTTCAAGTGAAGGAGGAATGATGAAAGGTACTAACGTAGCATTCGTTGGTGATCCTGGAGTTGGTAAAACAACTGTATTATTAGATATGCTTGCCAATATGAAAAATAATGGCAATAAAGTATTGTTTATCTCAGGTGAGATGACACAGATTGATATGGTTGGAATGGTAAAAAGATTCCCTAAATTTGGTAAATTACCTATCTTATTTATGGGTGATTGGATTGAAAATGATCCATTAGTTATTTTAAAATCCATCCTTAGTGAAGGTTGGGACTCAGTTTTAATAGATTCATTTGCGGAATTAGCAGTTGCTGTTCAAGATTTCCATGGTGGTACTATGAAAAATGCAGAAACTCAATTATTAAATTTATTTGAAAAGCACAATAAAGGTGAAAATCAAAATAAATTAAACACTAACTTTATGATCATACAGCAGGTTACCAAAGGTGGAGAATTCGCGGGTAGTAACCGATTTAAACACATGATTACCGCGATGGCTCATATGAAATTTACCCCTGAAGGTAGTAGAGCTATATGGTTTAGTAAAAACCGTAGAGGTGGTGAAATGAATAAATTACATTTTAGCTTAGATCAGGCTAATCACGTCGGGTGGTTATTTACCGAGCCATTAAATATGGCAATATAACCTTTAATTATTATTTACAGTTAAAAATAGCTTGGCTTCGGTCAAGCTTTTTTTTACATTACATATGTATAATAAACAACGTTACAAACTAATAAAGATTATGGCCGAATTTAACATGCCTACTGAAATAGTAGAATTACCATCAAAAGGAATAGTATACCCTGAAGATAATCCCCTATCTAGTGGAAAAGTAGAAATAAAATATATGACTGCTAAAGAAGAGGATATATTAACTAATCAATCTTATATTGAAAAAGGAATAGTAATTGACAAAGTATTAAAATCAGTTATTGTTAGTAAAGTTAATTATGATGATATAATAGCAGGAGATAAGAATGCAATAATGGTTGCTGCAAGAGTTTTAGGTTATGGTGGTGAATATGAATTCTTTTCATTAGATAAAATGCATAAAGTTGATTTAGCAGAAATTGAAAATAAACCTTTAAAAGAAGAATATTATACTAAAGGAGTAAATGAATTTAAATTTACATTACCTTTTACAAAGACTGAAATTACTTGGAAACTTTTAGATGGTCGTGATGAAAAGAAAATAGATAATGAATTAGAGGGCCTAAAAAAATTATATAAAGATAATATACCAACACTTTCCACTCGTTTAAAATACATTATTACTTCAGTTAATGAGGAAAGAGAAAGAAAATTTATTAGGGATTATGTTGATAAAGCATTATTAGCCAGAGATGCTAAGGCTTTAAGGAAACATATATCAGAAATATCCCCAGACGTTGATCTGTCTTTTTTTCCCGAAGGAAGCAAAACCAGAAGATCCATCCCAATTAACATCAACTTTTTTTGGCCTGAAGTCTAGCGAAGCCGCTACCATAAGAGTAAGATTATTTAGACAAATACATAATATCGTTTTCCATAGTAATGGTGGATATGACTGGCACACAATATATAATATGCCTATTTGGTTAAGGAAATTTACTTGGAAAGAATTAGATGATTATTATAAAGCATCAGATAAAAAAATAAAAGAAGCAACTGAAGGTAAAAAAGGTCAAACAAATATGATAAACTCAGATGGAACAGTTAATGTTCCTGAATTTGCTAAAGCATCTAAATCATACAAAGGTAAAAGTAGTTATAAATAATAATATTTATAATAAAATAATTTATGGCTGACGGTAAAGAATTAAAAGATAATCTCTCCCAATCTAAAGAAATCTTAACAGGTCTTCGAGAAGAAGGTCAATTCCTACAAACTACATTTAAAGAAATAGTAGCGTCTATTAAAGAAACAGCTAAAAGTAGTGGTGATGTTTCTGAAGCTATGAAATTAGCAGGTAGTGACGCTAATTCATTAGCATCTTCTGCAGCTAAACTAGCTGTTGTCAATAAAGATATTTTAAAAGATGAAAATGCGGCTAGGGCTTTAGCAAAAGAAGTTCAAGCTATAAAACTTAAAAAATTAAAAGTTCAACAGCAAATTAACTTATTTCAAAAGAAATTAACAACCGCAACTGGGAAAGAAAAAGAAAATATTGAAAAAACTTTAGAGGATTTAGAAGCAGCAGCAGAAGCAGCAGGACAGTTAGAAGGTAGTTTTGATGAAATTAATGATGCTAATGCAAAGTTAAATAAAAATACTGCATTTTTTACTGGAATGGAAGAAACCCTCAAGACCCTTCCAGGTATAGGTCCTGCAATCGCCGGACCTTTTGGTAAAGCAGCAAAAGCAGCTAGAGAAGCACGTGTAGAAGGAAAAAGTTTTGTAGAATCTACAGCTGCTGCTGGTGGTAAATTAATGGATGCCTTTGGTCCTGCAGCATTGCTTGGAATGATCATAAAGGGTAACACGGCTGCAACTGATTTTAATAGAACTTTAGGTTTATCTAGAGAAGCAGCAAAAGATATGAGGATAGAAATGGCCTTTTTCTCAGCTGACTCGGAAAGATCATATGCAACATTAACAAAATTAAGAGCTGCTCAAGTAGGATTAACAGAAGCTTTAGGTGTTTCAAATAAATTTTCTAATGAAATATTAGAAGACCAAGTAATGCTAACTAAAAAGTTAGGATTATCAACGGAAGAAGCAGCTGAATTTGCTAAAGTAACTACTTTAACAGGTAAAAGTACAACAGAAATAACTGAAGGTATACTTGATTCTGTAGCAGCAGAACAAAAACTAACAGGAATAAGAGTTGATGGTAAAAAAGTAGTAAAAGAAGTATCTAAAATTAATGGTCAACTAGGTGCTCAATACGGATTTAATACAAAAGAACTAGCAAAAGCAGTAGTTGCAGCACAAAAACTAGGATTATCATTAAAAGAAGCATCTGATATATCTCGTAATCTTTTAGATTTTGAATCTTCTATTGAAGCTGAAATGGAAGCTGAATTAATGACCGGTAAGAAAATAAATCTTGAAGAAGCAAGAAGATTAGCATTAGCAGGAAAAAGCGCAGAAGCCTTAACTGAAATAGCAAACCAAGTAGGAACATCATCAGAATTTATGGGAATGAATGTTCTACAACAAGAATCTTTAGCTAAAGCAGCAGGAATGACTGCAGATCAAATGGCTAATATGTTAAGAGAAAGAGAAACTCTTAATATGTTGGGTGTTGAATCTCTAGAACAATTAGATGACGCAAATAGATTAGAAGAGTTAAGAACAACAGAAACTGGTAAACAGATGTTAGCAGCCTATGAACAGTCAGCTGCTGCTGAAAAATTACAAGATACTATGCAAAGATTAGGTGACTTGTTAGGAGAAATGATGGATGGTGCGTTTGGAAGTTTTGTTGAAGGTTTTGCTAAAATTTTAGCATCTTCGGAAGGTATTTATGCTACAATGGGTCTTTTAAGTACTTTAATGATTGGAAATATAGCTAAAATGGTTATTGGCTTAGGTACTCAGTTAGGTATTCAAAAATTAATAACAAAAGAAAATGTAAAAGCTGCTAAAGCTACAATAGTTGATGCTGCTGGTAGAGCTGCTGAAAGTGTTTCTAAAATTCCTATGGTTGGAGGTTTCCTTGCAATAGGTTTAGCAGCCGGATTAATTGGATTTTTATTAGGAAAACTAACCCAAGCGGATGACCTTTTCTCTCCTGGTAAAGGAATGGGTGGTGGTTATGGAGATAGAATGTTATTAGGACCTGAAGGAGCATTTGCATTAAATAATAGAGATACTGTTCTTGCTGGAACTGATTTAGGAGGTGGTGGAGGAAATACAGGAAATAACCAAATGGGTAAAGCACTTGAAAGTATAAATTCTACCCTACTAGGAATGTCAAATAGACCAAATCCTGAAATTAATATTGACTCAGTACAAATGGGAACTGCTGTAGGTTTAAATGCATTTCCTATACAATAACATATTTATAATAAAATAAATTTAATAACTTAAAATACAAATTATGGCTTTACTAAATAAATTTTTAGATCAAGGATCACAAGTAACTACATTAAAAGGAGAAAAACCAACAGGACCTTTATCTCCTGGACCTGGTGTTATTCCAATTAATAATACTTTTAATGAAGGAACTTACGAAGATTATGTAGTTAATACTCCAAGAGTAACAGACAACACAGGTAACTAAAATTCTTATATAATTGCCTAGGCTACTTAATATAAGAACGGATCTTTCCGAATATAGAACTGCTCAATACGGTTATGATAGACGTGGAGCGGGTCCTCGCAATACTAATGCGAGCGGCCAACCCTATGAAATAATTCCATTACGCCAAAGAAATTTTAATGAATCTGATTTTGGAGCAACTACTCAAAATACAGGAGGACAAGTAGAAGACTTTTTATTAAGAGGAGGTTCTCTATTACCTGAAACTGCTTTTAGAGATGTATCAAGATTAACTAAAATGTTTACTGATTTAAAATCTCCTAATGGAATTTTATTTACAGCAAAACAAGAAGCATTATCAAGATCAAGTGTAAATATTTTAGCCGCTGGTGAAAAAGAAGGTTTTCCAACAAGAGGTAAAAATAACTTACCATTTAATAATGGAGTTTATTTACCAACTTCTACTTTATTACAAGCAGCAGGAGTAGGGATTGGCACTCATTTATTAAAACAAGGAATAGACCCTACAGCTGACACAGATGGTGCGGGAGGATTATTTAACCTTCTAGGTTTTGATGATCCCCTAGCTATGCCACTCTATGTAAATACTTTGGCTTCCAGAGAAAGACAAGAAAACTCAGCTACAAGTAGATTAGTTGAATTTGCTCAATTTAATATAAATACATCTGATAATGATTCAGGTATATTATATTCTTATTCTGGTGGACCAGGTTCCGTTTTAGGAGTCACTGGTAAAACTAATATTAATATGCCTTCAGAGGGTAGGACTGGACGTAATAATCCTAGTTTAACAACTTCTGGATTTTTTAATAAAGGGGTAACTAAAGACACTAATTTTGGTTTTAACTATAGTGTATTTGGAAAAAAAGTTTTCACTACAGGTTCAGCTGATTTAGTAAAAGATGGTACTCCTTTTAATTTTAGAGGTGGTACTTACTTTGGTGATCCAAAAAATGACAATCTATCCAAAATTAAATCAGTTAGTAGATACTATGAACTAATAGTTAGTGGTAGCAATTTATTTGAAATGTC